GTTTGGCGCGAAGGTTATTAAATCATGAACCTAGATAACCAATCCGGTACGGATGAGCGCGCTAAGTTTGAAAATTATATGACGAACGATTGCTTGCGCGATTTGCAAGAACTCAGCACCAATGAGCATGGTGAATATGATGACGCCGACATAGACAATGCATGGAGCGCATGGAAAGCAGCATTGCAAGCCCAGCCATCTACCCCTGCCAATCCAAACGCGATGCCGCAGAGCGATTATGTACTGATGCCGCGTACATTGACCGCTGAGAATGGCGCGAAGGCTGAACTATCCGGCGAGTTCAAAGAGGAAGTAGAAATTCGTTGCCCTGAATGCGATCACGACGCGCCAGACCTCGACTGCGAAATGTGCGAGGGCAAAGGCCATTGGATGCAGATCGTGCCTGTCGAGTGGTCAACCATCAAGAACATATACCGCAAAGCCGTCGAATGTTGTGCAGCCACCCCTGCCGATATGCCAGCAAGCGATGCGGCGAACTTTGATTTGCTTGCGGTAATTCTATGGCTTGAAGGAGGCTGCGATCCGAAGCATGCCGCTAGTGAGTTGCGACTGTACCATGAAAAGATGCTTGCCGCCGCCCCGAAGGAGTGCGCCACTGTGCCAGTTGATTATTTTGATGCTGGTGACGGTGTTGGCTTTGTACATCCTACGTATGGATCGGGTGTTTTCTTCACCGAGGATTGCATTAAATCCGCATCAACAACCGTCATGCAACCACAAGCTATTGACTATAGATGTTCTAGTGGAGGAATCAGCGGCGTGGTTGCAAGCAAGTTATTTGTTGGAAATGCGGGTATGGGTGGCGCGTCGAATCCCGATGCGAAGGACAAGCCATGAGTAATCCTGACATCAAGACAGATTTGCCGGATTGGCTGGAATGCGTCCGCATCAGTGAATTGCCTGCCGTGCATGAAGTCATTCAAGCATTTGCTGATGATCCGACAGGCGACCAAGGCGTGATGATTGTTCGTGCCGTTCTTGAAGCAAGCGCCAACGCCGAATGGCTGACGACTGCGCACATCATCTGTTCGGAAGCTGGTATCGCGCACGGTTATATCAATGATCGTCTGAATGCGTTGCGTGACCATATTGTTGACGCTAACAAAATGGTTCCCCCTGAGCCAAGCGCGGCGATGCTGGATGCTGCTGTCGCATTTGCCTTGAACGTGTCGCTGCATAGCGGTTACGGGTGGACTGATTACATGCGTGATCTGTGGAAAGTGATGATGCAGGCTAACCAGCGCGAAGCTCATATTTCCCATAACTCGGCTCATAACGACGCTGCAAAGAAAGGTTAATCATGGCAGAGATCAAGAAAGAAGAAGCAATGTTCCACGACGCGATCAAGGGTTTTCTCGGCAAGCGTGAGCAGGGCTTAGTTATGGGTCACTTCCGAGCCGTTCTATCCGCTAATTCTGGCAAGGTGGATGAAGACTCATTGTCCGACTTCGCAGCTACTGCATTCATTAAATGGCAGGAAAAAGAAGGTGCGAAATCAGTCGATCAATGCAAGTCATTTTGCGCCGGTTATATGTACGGAAGCCTTGATAGGCTATCCCCAACGCAGCAGGCTATTGATGCGGGGAAGGTATGAACGACAAAGCTGCAAACACGATTACAACTATATTCGGCCTCGTCATGGCAGTGATTGCAACATTTGCGCAATCAACACCGACCGCAGTGATCGCTGCTGCGCTGTTGATTTGCGGAGAGTTGGGCGAAATATCTAGTGCTATTGCAGCCAAACCGCAACCAGACCAACCAGCGCAAGAGGTGGATTAATGCACTACTCAAAACTAACTATGTGGCTTCTTTTTAACTGGCAATGGGTAGTGATTGGCATATCCTCCATTGCTATTGCAGCTCTTATTGTTTGGTGGAAATCATGAGCGATATTAAAGAACGGTTGCGCGAAGCGGTGCAGAAGCTACGCCGCACACCAATGGCTATTGCATACATCTCGCCAATGCTTACGGATGCCGCCGACCACATAGCCACCCTAGAGCAAGAATCAGCAGCCAACTTGCAGCGCGCTTTGGTAGCGGAGAAATCAATCTCTACGCTGATTTATAAATTAGAGAAATCCGGCGCAAAAATTCCAATGGAAAACAATGGAACCATTGAGAGCGCAATGAACGGAGGGTTGTCGATTGCTCTAATGTTGGTTATGCAAGAGCGCGACAGAATCGCTCCTGATACATCCACGCAGGAGGTGGGATGAGTCGCCTAACATTCAAATCACCATTAGCAGAAGCACGTATTAAACGTATTCTGTACGCATTACGTAGCCCATTGAACATAGCTGAAATAGCTGATTCGCTGTACATGTCGCAGACTATGGCTAGATATTACATGCGGAATTTGCATAAAGAAGGAAAGGTGCATATAACTTGCTACAAGCTAAAAGACTCAACCTATGTTGCACATTATCTTAAAGGTGCTGGAATAGATTCTGAAATATGCAAGATTCCACGCAAGGAAGCGCGCAAGCGGACTTATGCGCGACTTGTAGCTGATACAGATCGATATGATAGGTACCTATCACGTAAGCGCGCTATGGATCGAATTTCACGCGGAGTAAAGCATGACCCACTAATGTCCGCATTCTTTGGCGCTGCAATTAACTAAGGCTATCTATGACTAAATTTAGAGATCAAATGCACCAGCTACGCCTAGACAAAATAGACACATTCTGTCGCCATACTCCAAAGGCTAGCCGGGCGATATCAAATGAATTATGTATGAATTCCACTTATGTGCAGAAGTATTTGCGCTTTATGGAGGAAGAAGGCCATTTAATTTGCAATAGGGAAGGAGGGATAGGTAATAATTATCTATCCACTGGCACATTCAGGATGAAGACACCAGAGCCAAAGATTAAGCAACGCAGGCCGCAGAAAGATTATGATCTGCCAAATCGTCATGCGCCTAATGTGAAGCCATTTGCAGACGAGAAAGCATTGCCTCGAGAATTCTTTGGAAGTGTTGTAAAAATACAACCGCTTTCTTCTGATATTGGAATATAGTTTGTTCGTCAGCAGCCCTATTTCGATCACTGAAAACATGAAACTACCCTCTGCATTCGTACGGGAATGCACAAGCTGGTAGCAGGTACTCGGAACTGTAAGACCGACTTGCCGCCGTTAGCGGCTAAGAATTCAATCAAATTTATTTTTAATAAAAGGAATAAAAATTATGAAAAAAGTAATTATCATCGCTTCATTGTTCGCTGCATTTAGCGCGCAGGCAAGCAACAACGACAATGACAAAGGCGGCAACGCTTCAGTCGGCAATGTATCTGGCGGCGCTGGCGGTCATGGTGGCGCAGGTGGTAACGCATCGGCAGGTGCTGCGGCATTGGCTGGAGCAATCGCAACTGGTGGCAACTCGAATGCAACTGGTGGCGCGGTAATCGGCTCCGGTAATTCTTCAAACTCGAATAAAATCGATAACAAAAATACAAACACCAATGCACAAGGTCAGCAACAAGGCCAAGCGCAAGGTCAGCAGCAGTCTAGCAATTCTGTATCTGGCGTGAAAAACTCCGGCAACAGCGCATCGAAATCTTCCAGCAACAGCGGTGGCAATACGCAAAGTAATGCAGGCAACAATACCAGTGTTAGCGTTGAAGGCGATACATACCAAGCGGCGCGCATCCCTGTTTCTACGGCATACGCTCCATCGATTGCGCCAACAGCTCCATGTATGGGTAGCACATCAGGAGGCGCTCAGGGTGCAGGCTTTGGATTTAGCATCGGCGGCACATGGACGGATGATAATTGCGTATTGCTTGAACAAGTGCGCGCAACATCGAATCTTGGAGAAAAAGAAGTTGCTCAGGAAATGATGCAAGGTATCCCTGCTTATGCTGCTGCAAAGAAACGATTGTCTGATCGTAAATCAGGCAAGGTATCCGTGTCGTCGGCAACATATTCAGATAGCCCATCAGTTACATCGTCGGTATATACTGGCAATGACCCTATCGTGATGAAGCGCCTAGGTCTTCCACCATTGAAGTAAAATAGTAGAGCGATCTAGGCCGCTTGAAAGCCTAGAACCAACACGCATGCGGATTGCGGAGCCACACCGTAAGGTGGAATTTATTCAGATGGCATGTGTGGCAGAGTGTGCAAAGCTCCCATACGCGTAACAATCCGCAGTCGTGTTGGTAAGCAAATGATTGTTTAAAACAACCTAAACCTTCGCCGGGGAAAAGAGCGAGGGGCAACAAAGCAATAGCGGCGTGGAGAGCTACTGGGGATTCTCGGTGGCAACGGGGACACGCAACGATAAGCAGATAGGCTGCGCCATTTGAAAGTATTGGTATCGTGAAAACCTAAGCTGGAGTAGCGACCAGCCTATTGCTTTGTTGGAGATTCATATAGACATAAAAATATATGAACACTTTTAAAGTGCTGTGACGACAGTCCTAACTAGGGTGCACGAAGCTCAACGGTAGAGCGCGATGGGATAGAAATATCCATCCTCGAGGTAGTTGGTTCAATTCCAGCCGTGCATGTTTAATTATTCAGGCCAAGCGTCGCTTAAGGTTTGATATTCATTCCTGATTCTGTCAGCCTGTTTGCCCAATTCTGTATATCGATCTGTACACTCTCCGAATACGTCAGTGACTGTGCTTGCATAGTGCTTAATGGCTTCTTCGGTAAGCTCGGGCATTCTACGTTTGAACTCGGCAAGGTCGCCGCGCAACTTGTCAGCAGCAGCGCGAGAATTGGCAGCATCAGTAGATATTTTCTTTTCACGGTCTAACCCTCGTTTGTTTGCTTCGTCAACACGCTCTTGCCATGATTGCTCTGTCTTGCGATTATTTTCAATGGCGATTAAATCAGCTTTAGCCTGAAGCGCAGAACGTGCCTCATAGCCTTTGTCGTAATTATATGACGCATGCCAAGCAAGTGCGCCTATAGCGGCTGCTATGACTATTAGATAGCTTCCTATGCGCCAATATAGATTCATTTGATTTCAATCGTTATTTCTTCGCCTAGTACAAGCGCATCATTCATTTTTGCAAATAGCTTATTAAACGCTAGCCTGCTGTTCCCAACAAAATCAGGCCCATGAGATTCGCCTACTAGGATGCAGCCTTCAGTATCTGCCGAAGTGTTGCCAGAGTGAATTCGCACGCCTTCAAAATTAGGAACATCTATCAACAATGGAAGCATTTTCTTAAAACGATTCGACATGTTGATAATTACTTTATATTCACCTTTAGGGATTGCAGTTTCACCCTTAATCTTTACTTCGCGCTCGACATCTTCAAGCGTAAAACATTCAAAAACTGAATCAACATAAAGAGCGCCGGGAGTTGATTTATTGGTTGACTTGCCTCGTGTTAATTCAAGTTTCATGGCTTTTCACCTGATACTGCGTCTTGCTTAATCAATCGGCCAATAAATCCGAGAACGAACAAAGAGCCAGCAACGTAAAGCGCAATATCAGGAGGGAATGCGTCTTGTAGCTTTGATGGAAGCATGGCATAAGCAGCGATACCAGCGATGCCGGCAGTGTTAAACCATTGGCTAGCCATCTTTGGCCAGTCTTTCCAGTTATCTATTAGCTTCATAATATCCCTCATTATTCATCAATCACAAAATTTTTAACGCCACCGTGATTTGAGCATGTTCCGCTTCTGTTTCTGCTGAAGCTCATAGTCCCATCTTTGCATATAGCCATAACATCTGATTGGTCGCTATTTAGTTTTTTTTTGAAACGGAATTGCGCAATGCTTCTATCATCTGGCGTATTTCCCTGAAGTCTTGCCTCGTTTCTGCTGCCCGAGCATTCTCAGATGCTATTTGAATTGCCGAAGCTTCTTTCCTAGCCATCTCAGATGTTTCCATGACCGATATACGTGACTCCATACGTCCGCCCCAAATAAACATGGTTGCGGCCATCATGATAATGGTAAGAACATTCCCAAGGGAAATGCTCTTATCCCATACAAGACCTTGTCTACGCTCTGGAATCATATCGATGTGGTCGGACATTTATTTTTTAATTTAAGATATTACAGAGCCAAAATCGAAAGTTGCATTACTGAAGTACCCGCCTCTGATGCTAGAGAAAAATGCAAAACATCCGGGAGCGTTGCCTGCGGATGGCTGTCCTAATTTCAGCGGCATCATTGAGTCGTCAGACGAATACATAACATTAGCAACCTGCGTGGCGCATTGCGGTCCAAATGTTAGCTGGACATTAGGAACATCGAGCGCAGCAGCAAAAACTGTCTGGCCTACTATCGGCGACGTAAATTCCAGCTTTGCCGTCACAGCGCTAACGCTTCCGTGCATTTGGCAGTATGAAAGTCCCTGCAAATCAAGGTCAGTAAAACCATAAAGGCCACTTCCGGGTATCATTTCATCAGATGGAAATGTCATTGCACAAGGCGCAAGGGACGGAGGATTGAAATGTGTTTCAACGACAATCATTTCGCCATCTTCATCGCCTAAATCGTTCGCCGTCAGCGATGAACCGGGGCATGCTTTCGGGAGGGCAAAATAAATCACATCACCAGATGCCCCGTGAATTTCGATGCCTATGTGCAAAACAGTGCAATCAGGATGTATTACTTGCGATACCTGCCCCATTTCGTAACCATGATAAATAGGGTCAGTGAAAGATGGACCTGTAAAGAATGGCGAGAAGCTAGGAGGGTTTATATGGTCATTGATAAACAACCGTGCTCTGCCACTACCAGCGGCGGCTTTCATCCATTGTCGCGCAGCAAAAACTATCTCACGTCCAAGGAATTTCCCGACTTTCTCTGCGGGGCAAGCCCATTGGAAGTTCTCAGGTGTGGACGCTTGTTTGCGCAATCCAATAACGCGACGCGAGCCGGGGCAGCGGTTGCCTTTGAAGTCGTCAATCCACATTGTCAGCGACGGCGTTTTATGCCATCCGCCATCCGGCCCCATATCAGGAGCGCCAGCAAACGGACTTGATATGCCAGCAGGGAAAGCTGTTTGCGGCGATGAAACTGATTCAGTTGATGATCTGAACGGCAATTTTACGCGGAACGATGTATTCTGAACAAGGTCTGTCACGCGCAATGCCCACCCTGATAGCCCCCCGTGGCCCATCCCGAAAACAACATAAGCGCCGTTGTACAGTTCGCGGGTGTTTGCGGTATAAATTGTCGGGTAATTGCTGCTAGGCGTGAAACCATCGATGGAAATTTGCGCCTGCAATGCATGACCCTGTTCTGTCATTGCGCTTGTTACGCTGTGCGGTGCTGCCCATTTTGTATTTACGAGCCAGTGCGTATTTGGCAGGAAATTATGCATTATTATTAGGTTCCAGATGGGTATGTTGGTTCGGCAGGAAGCGCCGCTGTAGGGTCGCCATTTTTTGTTCGAATAATTTCACGCAGTGCATTTCTGTATGATACCCACGTAGAAGGAACTTCAACACCTCTTTCGTAGCAGCGAATTATAGTTCGGTCTGATTTGTTGATGGCTTCCTGCGCTTTTGTCTGATGATCTAGCCAAGGCTGCAACTCAGAATTCAGGTTTTCTGAAGCGATAGGATGGCCGTCGCCACCAGCAACAATGCGCTTTCCTTCAGACTGTGCTACAAACAATAACTGATATGCATTATCAGTAACTTCAACAGCGTCGATAGGAATTGCATCGCCGTGTATTTCTTTCGCGTAGAATCCGTTTGTTGATGCGGAATAAAACATTTTATTCTCCATTAAAATCCGAAACTAAAAACATACGTTCCCGGCGTACCACTTGAACTATAAACGGTCACGCCAGAAACAGACGGAGCACCAGTGGCAACTACGAGCGCAGGATTCCCGGATACATTTGCACAAAATACATTAAAAACCCCATTCGGGAATACTATAGGCCAAGTTATAGCAACTCCTGCCGAACTTGCGTTTGCACCAGCCCATTGGATAATCAATCCTCCCGGAAGTTTTTGATATCCGGGGCCAGCAAGTGATTGATTTACGCCTTTGAATGCATTTTTTAAAGTAGATGGGGTTATTGCTCTAATTGCATCAGAAAGTGCTTGCGCCTCTGCGTCTGTTGCAAGTTCAATTATCCCTGAATTAGTCTCAGTAGCAGCAGCAGTCTTTGTCGCCAATTCAGCTTCAAGCCACAATGCGCGCAAATCCTGTAAGTTCATGATGTAATCATGATCGTCAGTCTGTGGCGGCAACGGGCCAAGATAGGCAGCAAAGCCCTTAACGTAATCAGGCGAAGTAATCTCTGGGATGCTTACCCTGCTGCCCGCCCATATCTTTGTGAAATCTGGCTTAACCATAATTAAATAATCCTTTTCGCGTAAGAGCCAACACCATAACCTGCAAATCCTGCTGATTGATCTCTATAACCAAAAGTTAAAGAGGGAATCCCTGAAGTAACTACACTTACACCAATGCCAGCACCACGCGGGATAATGTCTAATTCACCTAGAATTGCATCATCAACCATCGTAGTTGCAGTGCCAATATAGACAGTGAAATTGCCTCCGCTGGTCGTATAAAGATAAATCTGCGTAGTGTTAAATATATTCTGCAAACCTTCGACAACACCAATCTCTGATATATCGCCGTAATTCCTTGACACCCTTGCCAATATAACTTTTCTGTATTCATCATCGGCAAGAATAGATGACGCAGATAATGGATCGCCTTTAACGTAATACCTTGCTTGTCCATATCCTGCTGCTGTAGGCTGCCCAGCATAACCAAAGTACGAATAATCTATTGCGTTAGGTATCTCGCGGCTTTGCCCAACAATCGCACCAATTAAATCAAGCCATACGCCACGCGCTGTAAAGATATTGATTGTCCCGATATAAGCAAGGATTGAATCAATATCGTCATAGTTATCAGCCATCCATTGCAACACGTCATTATAATTTGATGAGTCGCTTAGTTGGTTGATAACTAGCGTCTGGACGTATTCATTATTCGTCATACTATTGTCACTGTTATATCAGCATCAACCAATTTTAACCGTTCAAACGCATTTAATACAATCCGATCTGTCGCGTCGATTGTCAGTGAATTAATGTCAATTCCGGGAATAGTATTAACTGGCGTATAAAGACGGCTTGCGAACAATGTTGAGCCAACTTGCACCGCATCAGTAAATGCGATAATTGCAGCTTTAATACGCGCAACACCATCAGCTGGAAACTCTGAATCAGTTTCGATTGTCACTACTATTGCAGCATTTGTATTGGTAGGACGCGCAAACCATATAGTTACATCTTGACCGGATGCCGGGTTTTGTACGACTACGCTAGTCCAATCTGCTGTTGGAACATCTGTATCGTCTGTGTAATCAATGCCAGCGGCAACGGTGCGTAATAGGGCATTTGCAATGTCAGCATCAGCGCCACCGTCAACAATTGGGAATACTGAGTGCGGAGGCATGCCGATACTATTTACAGCATCAGTTTTGTTTTCCAATACGCGAGAATAGTCAACGCCTTGCACTTCAGAAATTGCTGTGTCTATGCCTTCTGGAGTGCCAACTTGCGCAGCAGAAGTCTTAAGCATACGGAAGCGCAATTGACCATCTGTTTCGCGTGGTCGGCCAATGCTTGCAGCATCTGCATTTGTTGCTGTAGCCCATCCGAAAACAGGCGTGACGATGCTTGTCAATGTTCCTGCCGCTGCTTCAATAGAGCCAACATCGATAGACTGTGCAGCCACTGAAGCCGACCCACTTGGGGCAACAATAACTTCTGCAATAGTCTGGAATCGTGCGCTGCCTACTAATTGCTTAACAATTGAACCTGCTGGAATAGTTGCGCCGTTAATGTCTGCCGTAACTGTCAATGTAACTGTAGATAAAACAGATTCACGACGACGCTTTGCCATCAATGGAGCTAGGCGAGAAAGGAGATTTCCGCGTGCTGAATAGGGGGAAAATGCGTCTAATACTGTCTGTACTTTGCCGTTTGTATTGTCTTCAAGATCAGCTTGAATGCTGATAATTCGACCATTAACAGACTGCTCATCTGTACGACGACCGGGGAAATATCCATCCCACTGAGTAGAAAGATCGTCTCGGACATCTTGATATCTGTCGCGTGAAAATCCTGTATCGTCAATTGTAGTTGTCATATTGCGCCTTCAAATTCGCCATTGGTAGCAGTTCCTTTAAATTCGCAAGTTGCAATACCTGTTGCGTTATCGACTCCGACAATCAAGCTATCCAAGGATATAACGCCGGGGGATTGCAGGATAACAGCGCGTAATATTTGCTTTCTTGCTTCAATCGATACCCTAGGATCAACCATGTCAGTCAACCAAGGAACACCGGGCCGAGCATCTTCAAACAGTTCGCCAGCGATAATCTGCAATCTAAACTTGCTCGCCTGCGTTGTTTCTTCAGCTAGTGACACTTCCGCAAGATCACCGGACTCGTTAAATATCAAGTCCCATGCTTCGTCTGCCGAAAGTGCTAGCTGTGTCATATTGGATTGCCAGTATTATCTGGCCCTGTTTGTACGCCTGAATGCTTATGATCGCTGCCAATGTTCACGCTGTTATGCGTCAAAGTGCCGCCAGTAAATGAAGTTCCAGCCCCGCTAATGCTTGACATTGGAACGCCGCCAACAGAATAAATAACAGGTACTTTGAAATTAATCACTGATGCCTCATAAGTAGCAAGCTCAACGCCGCCAACTGTCAAGGTTATTTTATCACCTTCAACGTGAAAACTAGTAGTGCCATCGCGGCTACGAACTTCCATGCCGGATTTAATGTCTGGATAGGAGTTTCCGTAATCATTAAATCCGAAATAAGCTACTGAATCAGTCATATCATGGCGGCGAACCTTTCCAGAATCAGCAACTCCGCCAGCAAGCTTTAACCGCTCGATGCTACGATCATTAACCATCAATTCGCACATATCACCAATGGCAGGCTCAAACGTAACGACGAACCCACCCGCTCCATAATAGGCGATAGGAACATCCATAACCGGAGGCAATGGGCCAAGGATACCATTAACTTTGCGCATGATAACCGGCTGTACATCAACGGTATTCTTTGTCAGATTGACGGCGGTTACTACAGCAGGAGTAATTGTGCGAAGACGGTAAAGAATAGAATCAATGGCGAATCCCATTGCTTCATGCCCTTCTAGTTCCTCGCGGTTAATATCAACCATATCGCACCGTTTCCATGCTTACGCTAAATTCTGAGAATGTGTAGTTATTACCGGTGAATTTTACAGATTCTGCAATGTAAGTGCCATTGTAATCAGCGAATCGTGTTTTAGGATTAGCAATGGCTTCTTTGGTCTTACTTTCCTTTTTGGCTGGCTTCTCAGTGCGCGTATCTTCAAAGGTCAATGCTTGAACAACCAACAGCTTGCCGGGGCGAATATCAGGGTTTAGGAAGGCTCTGATATTGATTCCCTTATCAGTAACGGCAGGCGCTTCTATTAAGCCAGTTTCAGCACGTAATACAATCGCTTGATCATCAATAGGCTTGCCAGTCTTCACAATATGAATCCCCCTATCCTGAATTGAATACGAAGCGCCATTATCTGCTAACAATGAGGCTAGTGTATCTTTGGTGCGCCCATCAAATGTAGTCGCGCCATTGGTAACACCAGTTATTGTATCCTTAGCAATCTTTGTGACTAAACCCATGTCCTTGGCCATCTGCTCAATGATGATTTGCTTATCAGTGCCGGATGCGTAAGTTTTAGATGTAACGGATTGCGTGAAATTCTTGTATCCGTCTCCAGCCTGTATCTGCGTTACAAACTCTGCACCTTGACGCGGGGAGCGAACATAAACAATATCGCCAGAGAATATAAGCTTCACGTTGTCATCATAGCCAGCATAACAACGTATTCCGGTAGCGTTTTGCTCAATATCACGGCGCGTTGATTCTGCTAAGTTGTACAGGTTAAAAATACCTTTGTTCGGCTCTTTACTGCGGTTAGATTCAGTCTCGAAGTCGATAGCCAGCATGCGACCATCTTTATCTTCCTTGTCGAAAGCCTGTTCGCGTCCGGCAAACTCAATAATAACGTAGGCTTTAGGCTTCCAAAATCTCATGCTGCCCAACCTATATCACGGTCAAATTGTTCTTTTTCAGCTACTGGAACATATATTAATTGTTGAGTATCGCCGAGAGAGTCGAAATCAAGGTCTGTTGATTTGCCTTCAGCATTGAATACCCATAGCCCACCTAATTGATCGAATGCATAAGGCGCGAGCATGTCGCAGCCATTGACCAATGCAAAACCGTTGATAACGATAACGCCTGTTTCATCGCTCATATCGCAATACCATTGACCATCAATGCCGGTCAAATCAATCACCCATTGATCGAAGTTTGACCAATAGACACGCATGTTAATAGGCACAGCATCGAGAACGATGCGGAATCGTTGATCTGGATAATTCGTGACAGGTATGATCTGAGGCATTAGAAGCTATCGGCAACACTCGCCGCCCATGATTTTTTAGTCTTAGCCGCTTGCTCAGGCGTTTGCGTCTGCGCTTGCTGCTTGCCATTTGTTTTCTTTGGCGCTTGCTTCCTTGGATTCTTTGTAGCCTTCAATGGTACTTGCTTTGTTTCGCTTGCAATAATCCTTACTTGCGATAGCTTTGCATCAAAGAACAATGCGCCAGATGTAGAGGCGTCACGATTAATTGTGATTGATTCAAACATCATCGAATCATAAGTTTTAACCGTAGTTACTACTGAGAATGGTTCGCGTGCGCGTCGAATCTCTTGCAATGCTTCCAGCTTATCTAATTTCGATATTCCACTAGGATCGTCAATCCAAATGCCTGACATCGAAAGCAATTCGTTTTCAATAATCGCTGCATCATTTACGCTCGAGCCATCTTCGATAGGCTTACTTGT